TGGTCTGCCGACGGCGTGAGGTATTGCAGCGACTCGCCCGAGGCGATGTGCAGCACGGCGTCGGGGCCGCCGACAAGCTCGCTCGTCTCGCGCATGGTGCCCGAATAGACGGCCTGTGCGTGCGCTTGCAGATTGACGACGTGCTGCCGATTGGAACGCGCCACGTTCAGCGTGTCGACGTTGACCGAGGCATCGCGATCGGGGTCGGGCCAGAATCCGCCCTGCGGCGCCTCGGTGCGCAGGAAGGCGACGGGCAGGCGCCCCTCGTATGCCTCCGACGCCGTCGCCTTGTGCCCGTCCTCGCTGACGCGCCGATGCGACCACGCGCCGAACGAGACGAGGTTGCCCATCTCGTCCTCGACGAATTCGCGCGACCACACCCACCACTGCTCCGACGCGCCCGTCTCCGTCGCCTGTCGAAGCGCGACGAACCAAAGTGCGTTGACGTCGTCGGGGGCAGACGAGTGCGTGATGGTCACGACGTCGTGGGGCCAATAGACGTGGGCGACCATCCGCCCGTCGTCCTCGCCTGCGATCTGTCGATACCCGACGACGATCGCAGCAGCCCGCGCACCCGTCGCGGCGCGGCGCTCGACCTCAGGCAGCATGACGTCGATGCCCATTTCGTCGAGGGCGTCGGCGAATTCCTCGGCCCGAGGGTCGTCCGCCGGCAGTGGTGCTCCATCATCGTCGACGAGGGACCGCTGCGCCGGGGTGGTGTAGACCCCGCTGTCCTGCCTTGCGAAGAAGCGCAGCCAATTGACCGGATCGATCGGCATCCGCTCGCCCGTGCGCGGATACGCACGGCGCAGGGCTTGCCTGACCACACTCTGCTGGTCGCCGCTGTACCGGATGGCGAGGCCCTTGATGACGCTGTCGTAGTCCGACGGCCGCTGACGTCGTCCGACGGTCAGCAGGTCGCGCAGCTGGTCGGGCGACCACACCCCCGCGTCCTTGCGGATCTGTGCGATGACGGCGTCGCTAGCGGCGGAAGTCAAGGGAATCATGCGCCCACACTACCACGCCGGGGCGCTTATGTAAGCGCAGCCCGTAAGCATGGAATTTCCAAACTTACCGTCCACCTCAGCCGACGGCGCCCCACTCGTCGAGCGCGGTCGACGCACGCACCGTCGACGACGCGCCCGGCCGGTCGACGGGCCACTGCCAGTGCGCCAGGTACCCGAGCGCGTCGACGATGTGCGACACGTCGGCCGCGCCGGTCTTCTTCTCCGGCTCGCCACTGCGGTCGTAGGCCTGCGTTTCAAGCGCCTTGACCAAGGTCGGGCAGGTGTCGCCGTCGACGGTGATCCGCCGGTCACGAAAGAGCACGTTCAGGGTGTTGACGCGGTCGCGCACGGGCGGGTTGCGGCTGCCATGCACAGGGCGGAATCCCGCCTGTAGCAGCAGGTGGACATCGGACAGCGACGACGTCGACTTGAGCGCGGTGCCTGATGCGTCGACGTAGGCGCTGATCTTCATCTTGGCGATTTCGTCGCGCGAGTACCGCCGCCCGCGCGTGCGCTCCATGTAGCGCCCGATCCACGCGGCCACGCGCTCGGCGTGCTCGTCTGTCGTCGTCCCGCCGTCTTTGATCACTTCACCCACGACGTGGGCAACGCGGCGCTCGTCGTCGATCTCGGCGATGATCCACTGCATCGCGCGCACGTTGAAGTCACAGCCGACGGCGAGGCGCCCGCGTCCAGGCTTGACCACCGCGGGCGCGACGGCGTGCGTCTGCCGGGCGAACCGGGCATAGACCCGCCCACCACGCGCGGTGCGCTGGCCTTCCAGTTTTTCGGCGATGGCCTCGTCGGTGCCCAAGCGCGCGCGGCTGTCGTCGATGTACGACGGCGGCAGGAACGGGTTGTCGCGCGTGCGGATGATGTACGCCCGCGTCGTCGGCGCCGGCTTCGCCAGCACGAGCTCGTACGCCGGGCCGTAGCCCTCGGGCGTGCCGGTGAGCAGCGTCTCCAGTGCGCCACCTACGCGCACGCGCTGCATGGCGGGTACAAGCGCCTCGACGTCGCAAAGCTCCCATTCGTCGATCCACGCCCCGACGGCGTTGATCCCTTCCGTCGAGCGCGGCCTGTCGAGGCTGCGGCACCACACCTCAAACTTGCGCGCCCTGCCCACCTCGAAAATGTGGGCCTGCTTCCAGTGCCGATAGGGAACGCCCCAGCGGTCAAGGTTCTCCGCGATCGACCGTTCCATCACGTCGCGGACCATCGGATAGGTCGGCTCACACCCGAGGATCGGGCCCGCGTGGCCCTCGCGCAACCCCAAGTCAAGCAAAAACGCCACGCCCAGGCTGGTCTTGCCCGATCCATACCCGCCCGACACCACGCGGATGCCCGGCCCTCGGTCGGCCAGCACCTCGAGGTGCCGCTGACCGAATTGCGCGACGCCACGGGCAGTCACGCATCGCCTCGGTCGTAGGTCGTCGGCTCGTCTGCGTCGACCTCGCTGGCCTCGTGCCCCTCGGCGAGGTCCGCGCTCGTCAGCAGCAGCGTCGCCACCGCGCGCGCGGCATCGGCGCTCATCTCGGTGCGCGTCGACCCGAGCACGAGCACGACCACGTCGCCGCGCACGATGGTCCCGATCCCGTCTTCGACAGGCTGCCTCATTCCGCCGCCGTCGTCGTCACGACCGCCGGCACAAAATCAACCGTGTCGACCTTGCCCGCGTCATCCTGCACCGGCTGCGCCTCGGCGACCTTGCCCAAGTGACGCTCAAGGACAAGCTCGGCGGCCCGAAGGCGCACCTTCTCGTCGTCGCTTTTCAGGCACCCCCGCAGCGCCTCGAACGCGTCGGGCACAAGCGAGGCGAACGCCGCGAGGGCTTCGGCGCGCGTCATCACGCCAGCCGGAAGCTTCGGCCGACCGCCGGGATTGCCGGATTTGCCTTTGACGAAAGCCACGCTGGCACGTTCCTTGTTTTTCGTTGACCTGAAAACCAGCCTACCACAAACGACGACGGGGGCACCATGCCCCCGCCGCCATCCGTGAACCGCGCTTGCCGTCGAGGTGTAGCGCGGCGCTGCGTAGCGCGCAAGTCAGACCCTTGTGAGCCTGCGAACTTCAAGTGCCGCAGCGCGCAGCTCGTTTTCGCTCGTCAAGCTTGCTTCGTGCGCTGCTTCCGCTTCCGCTCGCACCTTCGCTGCGGCGTTGAGCACCAGAGCCATGGTGCCTGCTTCCAGTGCGCCGCGCGTCTATGCAAAGCCACGAAAGAGCAGATCAGGCGCTAAAGCAAAACGTTTTGCCTTGCAGATCACGCAAGGCACGCGGGCGTGACCAGGGATCACCGGGAGGGCGCGCCAGCCGCCCCGCAGGCCCCGCCAGCCGCCCACCTGCCCGCTTGCCCGTCCCGCAGGCCAGCGCACGCCAGAATGCGCCACGGGCTGCACAGCGTGGCCGGCAAGCTGCGCCCGAGGGCGCGCAGGCCGGGCAAGAGGGCGTCTTTTCTACTTGATCTCAGGTTGAAAAAAAGACCTACCCTCTCGGATATATCCAAGAAGAAAATTCTTCATATTCATAGTGGGGGTTATACCCCGCCACCAACATGTACCCCCCATATGAAGATGAAGGCGGTTTTTTGCCGCACCCCCTACTGGGGTGAGGACCGCCGACAATCTTCGCCCTTGACAACAGTCTTAGGCATGAGGAGGGGACACATGGCGAGCATTCTACCACGCCCGCAGGCCGCGCACAAGGCGCAGACAAGCCTGCGCCCGCGTCGCTGCGGTGTAGAGCCACCGTCGCTGCTCCTCGTCGGTCTTGCCGATAATGCGGTCATGGTCGACGAGCACCCGCCGGGCCTGTGATCCCTGCGACTTGTGGCACGTCAGCGCCCACCCGTAGGTCATGATCAGGTCGTCGCGCTTCTTGCAGTCATCCCATCCAGGCGGCGTGCCCGCCGCGCGTAGCCGCATGGCCATGCGGTCGTCTTCGATGATCTGATCTCTGTAGTTGTCGAGCACCGCTTTGTCGGTTTCGTCGACGAGCGCCAGCGGTGTTCGTGCATAGCTAACCACGCAAACGTGACCAGGATCGAAGTCGCGAAACCGATCCACGCGCACAAGCTCGCCGTTGACCACGCCATGCTTCGGGCTGTTCATCAAAACCATCATCACGTCGCCCGCTTCGGGCATGACGTCATCGCGCCCGCTGGCCCGCAATACGCGCCGCGCAAGCCGGTTGATGTGCACGCGCTGCCGATTCGTCCCGACTATGATCATCCCGTCGCCGTCGCCGTAGGTCCAGCGCACGGCCGCTTCGGACCCTTTGGCATGCATCTGCCCGCCGCGAAGGCAAACCAGCGGCGCCGAGCTTTCTGGTTCGCCACCGAGACTCATGGCGTAGGACAGCGCCGCGCCGATTGAGTCGGTGCGGACAAGCGACGCAAAGCGCAGGATCGGGCTTTCTTCTTCTTGACGGTGAATTGTCTCAAGCTTCCACGTCGGATGCGCCATGACGCCCGCGCTTCTGCCGATTGCGGGAAGCTGGAAATGGTCCCCAACGTAAAGAAACTTTGCGCCGGCCGCGCGCGCCTTGACGAGCAACCAGACGTCTTCTGTGAGCATCGACGCCTCGTCGACGACGACGACATCGGGCACATCCGCGTCAACCTTTTGCCTCCATCGCAACTTGCCTTCATCGTCCTTGACCGGATGAAGAAATGCCCGATGGATCGTCGACACTTCGGCGTCGACGCCGTAGCGCGCCAGCGTGTCGCGTAGCACGAGCGCCGCCTTTCCGGTCGGTGCCACCCACGCCACGCGCACGCCGCGTCGCCGCCACTCCTGCGCCACTTGCGCAAGCGTGAACGTCTTTCCACACCCGGCATAGCCCGCAAGCGTGGCGTCTTCGTCGCTGCCCTTGTCGATCGACCACGCCAAGATCCCATCGTATGCCCGCCGTTGATCGGGCGACATCGTGGCGCTCATCCCTCACCGTCCCTCGCCCCGGCCGGCGCCTTCGTCTTCACCTTGAGCAAGCCAGCCGTGCCGTACCGCTCCTCTTGCCCGCTCTCCTTCCAGAAGATCAGCACGTCTTGCACGCCGTCGGCGCCGAGGTTGGCCGACCGCATGAGGTTTGACCGCGTCAACGCCTCGCCGCGGTCGCTCAGGCGCGCCACCGCGCGGCGCACCTTCGCTACCTTGCGTTCCCACGGGTCGGCGCCTCCCGCCTGCGACGCCAGGTGCTTTTCGATCACGGTCGCGCTGTGCTCCGCGATGTCGCAGGCCAGCCGGATGATCGTGAGATCGATCCGTGGGATGCCGCCGCGCGTGTCGCTGGCGACGGCAAGCGCAAGCGCGATGCGCTTCGCTTGCTCCGCCGTGCGGCCCGTGCTGCCCTCGACCATCTCGTCGGTCTGCTTCCGCCGCCGTTCGTCGCATGCCTCGCGAAAGTTGAGCAGGAATTCAGCCGCCGCCGGATCGATCGTGACTTCGTCGGGGACGTACAGTGACACGCCATCGGACGGCACACGCGAGATCCACGCTTGGTGCGCTTCGCGCGCCTTGTCGACCGCAGCCACCAACGCCGGATCGATCGGCCCGCGCTTCACCGCGCGATTGAATCGCGGCAGCACCGATAGATCGGTGAACCACACATGCCGGCCCATGTATCCATCGCGCGTCGACAGCGATGACAGCGCATCATGCAACGCCTCCGGCGTCGTCGACCCGTAGAGCACAATCGTGGGCGCAATCATCTCGCGCTTTCCGCCGCCCTGCCCCTGCGGCTTCGCGAAAGACAGCGTCTTCGTGTTCGCCGACGTGATCTTGAGCAACGCGCCGCGCAGTGCGCCCATCGCGACGTTGTGGTCGTTCAGCATCACTTTCAATTGCGGCCCGTATTCGTCGACGACGTAGGCTTGCCCGATCTGCGCCTTGACCGCCTCTTCGAGCCCGGCGAGGAAAGACGCCGACGACACGAAATCATCGGGTCCAAGAATGGCGCCCCATGTCTGCTTCAGCACCGCGACAACGAGATCCTGCGGCGCGCCCTTGCCCGTCGACGTGCCTGCTACGGAGCACACCACGATGCCAGACGTCAGGCCCTCGAAGACGAATCGACGCATGCCGAGAATCGAGCAAAGCGCGAGCCCGCCGCCGAGCATCAATCCAGGCTGTCGATAGTCGACGCGCGCTTCCATCTCGCGCGCAAAAAGCCCCGGTATCCCCGGAAGTGCCGCAAAGCGCGCCCATAGCTTGTCCGCCACGATGTCGGGTGATACCTTTTCCACCGTTCGCGCCGTGTCCGGTCCTCCTTGGACAAGACGCAACCTGACCCCGGCGTCGTCCCCCGCCGGGGTTTTCTTTTCGTCCTCGCCCTCGGCGTCGTTGACGTCCTCGCCCTCGACGTCGTCCGCGTTGACATCTTCTCCCGCCGCCGCCCTATCGGCCCACTCGTTGACGCGCGCGAGGATCTCTTCGTCGACGTCGTCGAGCGTGTAGAGGTAGCGGTCAAGCTCGCGCGACTTCGGCCAGATCGGATCGCCCTTGCCGTGGTTGATCCCGTCGCGGATCGTGGCCTCGTCTTTCGCCTGCGGCCCCACCCTTTTTCCCTGCGCCCGCCACACGCCCAGCACGCCCACGAGCGAGGAAAAAACCTCGCCCTCTGACAGCGCGTGGGGGACGTATCCACCGAGCAGGCGCGCCGTGCGCAGCAGCGCGTCGTGCTTTTGTTTGTCGGGCACGGCGCCGAGCTTGCCAAGCTCGCGCGCGAGCGTCGCCGCGCCCCACTGGCGCACGGCTTCGGCCTCGGTCATCGCCTCCGCTGCGATTGACGTCTTCGGTCGCGCTGCGTTCGCCGCCACCGTCGCGGCAAGGCTCGCGCGCGCGTCCTCGACGATTGCCGTCGGGTCGAGCACCTCGACGCCGCCGGAGGTCCACAGCGGCGCGTCATTCTCCCACCAACCGCGCTCAAGTGTGCCCACGATCAGCGGCGCGCCTGCGTAGAAGTGCAGCCGGCAGGCGTCTTTCGTCGAGCCGTCGACGGCACCACGAAAGAGCGCCTCGCCGATGCGCGACCAGACGGCCAACCACAGGCCGGGCGTATCCTCGACGACGACGGGCGCCGCAAAAGGCACCACGATGCGCCATGCGCCGCGCGGGTGCTTCCAGCCATGCCCGAACGTGGTCCAGCCCCAGTGCCGCACCCCAGCCGATTCCAGTGTGCGCAGGATGCCATCCACCACGTCGTCGCCTACGTCGTCGAGGTCGGCGACGAATGCGTGGACCTCGACCACGTTGGCTGCCTTGCGCGTCGTGCCTGCCTTGAGCACGACAGGGGCGAACGCCGCGCCACGCTCTTTTGTCTCGGCGTGCCGGTAGATGTTTTCCGCCTCGCCCGGTCGATCTTTGACCTCGTCCTCGACGGGCGACCGCACCAAGGGCTTTTCGACGAACGCACGGCAGCGCGCCTCAAAGTCGTCGACGGAAATAGAGACAAGCTCAGGCCGAACGGCCTTCGCGTTCTTGAATTCGCTGATTTTCACCTATCCTCCTTGCGGCGTCCCCACCGCTTCCGAATCGCATCCTACCGCGCACCCTTGCGGCTGTCACGCCATGCGCTATGCTCGTCACGCGTCGCCGTCTCTCCCTCGTCGATGCGCCCGGCTCACGCCGGGCTTTTTTCTTTTCAGAAGGGCAGATCGTCGCCATTGAACGGGTCGGCTAGCTTTTCCGTCTCCGTCGTCGCAGGCGCATCGCCCGCGTCGTCATCTGCGCCAGGCTGCCGCCCTGCCTCCTGCACTAGCCGCACGACGCGCGTGTAGTCGCCATCGGGCTTGGTCTCAATCGACACCACGCGCCGCATCTCGCCCGCTTTCAGTCGCTCGACGGCTTCGGCCACCGTCGAAGGCATCTTCGTCCCGACGTGCCGCGCCCACCACGTCGAGGCTTTCGCGGCGGCGAAGCCCTCGTGCTCGACGCAGATCCACTCGCTTGCGATCTTCGTCGGCACCCACGCCGACGACGCATCCGGCGGCTCGGCCGCGTAGTAGTCGACGCGCACCGTAGGTGGCCCGCCACCCGTGCGCTTCTTGTGGACGAAGAATTCCACGTTCCCCACCGCGTGCCTCGCCGACGTGGCGCGCCTGCCGTCAATCGCTCCTGTCGACAGCACGGGCAGAGACGACGCCTGCTCGTTCGCCCGCTTCTCCGGTGGGCGAAACTCGCAATCACACTCGCTACACATCCGCGCCGACGCCGGTTGCTCGGCGGCACAGTTGGCGCACGTCTTCACGGGCGCCTCGCCGCCACCCTTGCCCGTCTTGGGCTTGATCCTGACCTCGTCGACGGGACCGTGCCTTGCGATGTTCCCGCCGTAGTCAAGCACCAGACAGTCGGTCTTCCCTTCGGCGGGGCGCATTCCGCGCCCGACAATTTGGACGTACAGCGACGGCGACAAGGTGGCGCGCACTATCGCGAGCACGTCGACGACGGGCGCATCGAATCCCGTCGTCAGCACGTCGCAGGAGACGAGGCACGGCAGGGCACGCCGACGGAAACGACCGATGATCGCAGATCGCACCACAGGCTCGGTGTCGCCCGTGATGACAAGCGCCTCACGTCCTCGGGCCTGCACCGCCGCGGCCAGATGGTGCGCGTGCTGCACGCTGCACGCGAAAAGCAACGCCGACGTGCGCCCACTGTCGAGCGCCGCCGTGACGTCATCGGCCACGCGCTCGGTCACGGTGGCCACGTCCGCGGCAAGCTCGAGGTCTCGCGCGGCGAATTCCCCCGCCCGCACGGACAGGGCGTCGGTGTCGATCTGCGCCCCGACCGCACCCGTCACCAGCGGCGCGAGATACCCCTGCGCAATCAGGCTCGCCACGTCGACACGGTAGGCGATCGACGTGAATAGCGCCCCGTCGCCTTGGGTAAGGTAGCCCTGTGACAGCCTGTACGGCGTGGCAGTCAGCCCCACGACCCGTAGCGCGGGATTGATCTCGCGCAGGCCACGCACGAGCGTCTGATACTGCCCGTCCCCATCCGGGGGGATGAGGTGCGCCTCGTCGACAATCAGCACGTCGACCACGCCCAAGTCGCGCGCCTTCTTCGCCACGGTCTGCACGCCGCAGACGGTGATCGGTGCTGTGCCTCGCTGGCCCAGCGACGCGGACCAGATCGCCACCGGAGCACGCTCCCCCCAGATCCACCGACACGCCGCGGCGTCCTGCTCGATCAACTCGGCGCGATGCGTGGCGATCACCACACGCCCGCCGCAGTCCTGCACGACGACGCGGGCAAGCTCGCCGAGGATCGCAGATTTGCCCCCGCCCGTGGGCACCTCGACGAGCGGGTGCATTCCGCCGCGCTCCCAATACTTGAGCACCGCGTCGACCGCGGCTTGTTGGTAGTCCCGTAGCTTCACCCGATCACCTCCCGATCACGCGCAGATCCATCCCGCGCCGCGTTGTGACGCCACCTTAGCCTTGATCTGCATTTTCGTCAAGCGAGCGCTTGACACGGCAACAGATCACCGCTAGGATGACTTCACCAACGCGGCGATGCCGCAAAGCAGGGAGACGCAGACATGCAGACCACGACCATCACCACGAAGTCCGGCAAGACCCTCCGCATCCGCATCATCCGCGGCGCCACGACGTGCCACGGCGCGCTCGTCGCCCGCAACGGCCGCATTGTCGCCGAGTGCGACACAGTCCGCCCGGCATTCGCCGTCGACGCCGCCGAGCGTGACGCCGTCGCCCTCGCCGCCCGCATCTGAGCACCGACACACACAGCAACACAGGGAGATCACATCATGTCGTGGACCACACTCCGCCCCGCTTTTCGTCGCGCCATCATGCGAGAGGCCGTCCGACGCGGCATCCCCGTCGACATCTACTTTGCCCAGATCGGAGGCTGACATGCAGTCGCTCAAGATTCGTCTGCGCGAGGCGATTGATGCCCGCGCACCAAAGATCCTCGTGTACGGAAACGCTGGCGTCGGTAAGACCACGCTGATCGCGTCGCTCACCGGGAAGATCCTGATCATCTCCGCGGAAGCCGGGCTGCTGTCCCTCGCAGGCGCCGACATCGACGCCGACGTGGTCGAGGTGACCTCCATCGAAGCCCTGCGCGCCGTCTACGCCGAACTGCGCGCTGGCGACCACGGCTACGCGTGGGTCGTGCTCGACAGCGTGAGCGAGATCGCAGAAGTCGTGCTGTCGAGCGAGAAGGCGAAGACCAAGGATCCGCGACAGGCGTACGGCGCCTTGTCCGACGAGATGGTCAAGATCATGCGCGCCTTCCGCGACCTTTCCTGCGGCGTGTACTTCTCCGCGAAGTTGGCGAGCACGAAGGACGAGGCGACGAGCAGGGTCAGCCACAGCATCGGCATGCCAGGCGCCAAACTTGGCGAGGCGCTGCCCTATCTCTTCGACGAGGTCTTTCGCCTTGTCGTCATCGACGAGGACGACGGGAGCGGGGGCAAGGTGGCGAGCCGCTACTTGCTGACCGCCACCGACGGGAAGTCGGTAGCGAAGGACCGCAGCGGCAAGCTTGACGCGTACGAACCGGCCGACTTGGGCGCGGTCGTCGCGAAGATCACGGGTTGAACGACTGGCCCACGTCACGGGCCACCAGCCGAACGCGCGAGATAGGCACGCGCCAACACGACAGAGGTACGACGTGAGCGACTGGAACGACGACAACAATGGCACCGACGACATGGATCTTGGGTTCGACACCGCAACGGTCGAGGCGCCGTCCTTCGATCTCTTGCCGCCAGGCCGGTACCGCGTGACGTGCACGTCGGCGAAGGTGGCGCCGTCGAAGAACAACCCGACGACGATCATGGCGAGCATCGAAGAGACGATCTGCGACGACGAGTCGCAGTACCGCGGGCGCAAGATCTGGTCGCGCTACGTCGTGGCCCACGCCGACGGAAAGGTCATGGCACGCGGTCGCGCTGACGTCGTGCGCATGCTCGCAGCCTACGGCGTGGGCGGGTCGAGCCTCGCGCCGATGCTTGAGCGCGAGTGCGTCGCCGCCGTCGACGTCGAGGCAGCCAAGGGCGAGTGGGAGGCGAAGAACAAAATCAAGCGGCGCGAGGCCGTCGCCGGTCAGGCACCCACCGCGCCGAAGCCCGCGGCGCCCACCGTCGGCGGTTCCGCTGCGGCGAAGCCTGCGGCGAAGCCTGCGGCGAATGCCCCGGCGTTCCTTGCCCGGCGCAAGGTCGCGCAGGGCGAGTGACATCCCGCCGCGTGTGGCCCCGAGCGCGGCAAACCGACGACATTCCGTCGTCGGGCTCTGTCGGTCGGAAGGTCGGGGCGCTTTTTCCGAGGTGTGACGTGATCGACAGGTACAGGGGACCGAAGCGAATCAGGCTCAACGGCGAGCGACTGGCGGCGTTGCGGGTCGCGAGAAACTACAGCTTGTCGCACGTCGCCACCGTGTGCGGCGTGACGCGCCAAGCGGTCTGCCTGTGGGAACAGGAACGCGCCGTCCCCGATGACTACTGCTGCGACCGGCTGGCGGCCCTTTTCGGCGGCGACCTTGCGCCGGCCCTTAGCGTACGGGTGTGGGAATGACGAGCCCAGCGTCGATGGAAAAGCAGCGTAAGCGCGAGGTCATCCTGCGCCTAATCGCGCTCGGTCTAACCGAGACAGTGATTGCCGAACGTGCAGGATGCGGGCTGACGATGGTCCGCAAAATCAGGCGCCAGGTACGGGAGGGCAAGTCGTGATCATCACAGCAGTGATCCCGATCGAAGGCTTGCGCCTCGGCGCCGCGCTCAACGCGCGCGTTCACTGGACCCGCAGGGCAGCACGCGCGAAGAAGGAACGGGCCACGGTGGGGTGGGCGATGCACGCGCACCGTCGCCCGATCCTGTCGAGGCCGCCGACGAC